GCCGCAGAGAAACTTGTACAGCACCGGCACGCCGGTTCCGTCAACATCCATACGCATGTATGCTTCTGTGATGCCCACCAGCTTCATGGACGGGTCTAGCTCGTCTTCATCCGACAAGTCTTCCTCGTAGCCTTGGCGCTCAAGCACCTCTGCGCCAGACATGTCGTTTGTGCCGTCAAACGGCGTCAGATTGGATATGACCTCGAAGTCGAAGCCCATCTCGACCAGATCGCCAACGCGCATGTCTGTGCGGTGCGCCACGACATATGCGTCATCAAATGACCGGCAGTCGCGGTTTACGAAGAACTCTTCTGGCGGGATGCTTTCTATGCGTAGCTCGCCCTTCATTTCAGTGCGGCTAATCTTGACCGAATGGACAGGAAGCTCAATCTGCATGCCCATTTCGTCCACCTCGATGGACATCTCCATCGTATGCTCGATAACTTCCACGTCGTCTTCTTGGATCAGGAACGTGTATTCATCATCAGACAGGTCGGTGTAGGTGTAGATTTCCGCAACGGGGTAGTCGTGCCAATACGCCTTCACGATGCCCTGCTTCTTCACCATAGCATCTTGGAAGGCGTCGTTTAGCACGCGGTATCCGTTTAATCGCGTAAACTCGTGCTGGATGTAGCTGGTGGCCTGCTCGGCCAATGCAACGTCTTCCGGCCCCTTCGGGATAAACTCTACCGGCCTTGCGGTGGACATGAAAATGCGCATCAGGCTTGGTTTCACAGAGCGTACGGTATCCCGTACTTTTGTGGCCACAACCTTGCTGCGCCCGTCTTCGTGGCCAATATCAACCTCTCCATCGTAGTAGCGCTGCGCCTTGATGCGGTCTTCGCTGATTTCGCTCTCAACGAAGTCAACGGCCTCGCTGATCGCGTTCTGCACGATGCTTTCGATTTCACGGCGATCTTTTGGCTGTGGTTGCATGTTATTCTCCGCTTTGTGCGCCGTAAGTTGTCAGGCCGAAAGTGGTCAAGGCGTCAATCACTTGCTGCGCGCGTGTTGGGTCTTGAAGCCGCTTTGCCTCTTGTAACAGAATTGGCACTATTATGTCACGATCTGCGCCCTGCATCGACAGCAATTCACCAATCTCGCGGTTTAGGTTTGCGCGCCTTTTGCCGTACATGATTTCGTCTATAATGCGATTCAGCGGATCAGCTATAGCGCCTCTGTAAATGCGCGAAAATGGCCCTTCCCTTTGTGTTCCAGAAGGATCTCGCAAATCAGCGACATCAGCCGCTCCTTCCGTGCGAAAAGCGCTTTGGGAATTTTTTAAAACTTCACTGCGCGTGCCGGAAAACTCTTTTTCGGCAAACAACCTCTGTATAACGGCATCCGCGTCAGGCTTGCCAAGTAAAAGTTGCAATTTCTCGCGGTTCCAAGATTTGTCAAACTGCTGCCACGCGGTTGCCGCATCGCTTCTCGATGTACCCATAAGGGCGGCAATGTATTCTCTCGCGCCTTTCACATATGCGTCACGCTCAAGCGGCTTCATTTTATCAAGCATTGCTTTTAATTGCGCTGGGGGCAAAGCAGACGTTGGGCCGCCAGAAAACACAGTGCGTCCATCCGTTACGGCATCCTCAATTTTTGAGCTTTCGGCGTATCCGGCGCGCGCCGTGGCGTAGTTTGGGATCTCATCGAGGCGCCTGTCCATATCGTCTAATATGGGCATCAACTGCCTTGCTTTGCTCTTCTGACCGGCTATTTTAGCAGCGAAGATCGCGTCGCTCAAAGCGCTGCGGGCGTTGTGGAGCTTAGACGCAGAAACTGGCCCCTCCTTACCCAGATCACGCAGAACAACGTTCAAGGCGCTTCTGACGTTAGACGCTGCATCGTCTGCCATCATAGCCAAGCCAGAACGCAACGCGCCAATATCAAACTTAATATCGCTCTGCGTAGCCGCGTCATACATTGGGCCAAGCTCAGACGACTTGCGCATTTCCTGCGCTGCGCGCTCCTCGGCGGCGGCTATTTCTGGGCCAAGCCTCTCGGTAACAATGTCTTCAGTGCGTTGTCCTGCGCCGCCTGCTCGTTGCTCTATTCGCGTGCGCAATACGTCCGAGCCTTCGCCGTGCAACACTGCTAAAGATTGCGCCAGCCCGCGCGGAGATCCGGCAATATCAGCCACCATCCCCTCTGGGCCAAGAGACTGCAAGTATTCTTCAATATTTCGCCCCGCCACCATCGGGCTTTGCAATTTTTTCCCAACTCTGCGCAACGAAGCTCCGCTAAATCCCTCCCTGCCAGCACGTCCTATATCTTGAATGCCTCTGGTAACAGCACCAGCCACACGCCCCGCCACTGGCGCAACAGCGCCAAGCGATGCACCTGCTGCCGCAGTAAGCGGCGAAACTTCTTTCATACGTGGCCCGAATCCACCTTCGCCGCCAGCAAACTCTGGAAGAGTTGCCGCTGTTGCGCCGGTCGCCGCCCCAGAAACAACTTGCCCTGCCGTGCCTAAGTTTTTAGCCATCCGCAGACCCGTGGCAACTGGCAGTGTCGCGCCCGCAACGCCGCCTACGACTTCGCCTTTGGCAAACTGCTCTGGAGCCAGTAGCTGCGCCGCCTCATCGCGCTGGCGAACAAGGTCACGATATTTTGCATATGCCTTCTTTGCGCCTTCAATGTCGCGTTGGCGAAGTAACTCGTTTGCCGCTTGGTATGCGCCAGCGATCTCGTCGGCCAAGTTTAAGCTGACGCCTTTTTGGAAGCCGCGATATGTGGCGATGGTTTCAATTTCAGCCTGCCTTGCTGGCTTGCGCTTTTTACGTGCAGCGTCCAGCGCCTTCTGGCCGTCTTCGCTTATCGTTCCGGCGGCCTCAAGCTTTTCCAAGGCGGCGATTGCCGCTTGGACATTGGAGGCTTCGGCGTATGTCATCTCAGCCATGTTAACCTCCGCTCGATGGGGTTAGCGTTTTAAGCGCTTCTTCTTCTGTCATAGACGGCGCGGGTATGTCTGCGCCGCTGCCAAGAAGACCCCTGACACTCTCAAACGGATCTGGCAGGGCGGCGATGGCTTCTTCTGCCTGCTGAATGCTAAAGTTTGGATCAGTAAGCGCTCTAGACGCTATGCGTCCTACGCTTTGGTTGTGCTTAGTAATTGCAACCATGCTGCCAATAATAAGCTTGTTACCGTTTGGCTGGTTTTGGATTGCGGGTAAAGATGCCTTATACAGCGCTAAGTCTGCATCCGAAATAACGCCAGAACCGGCTGGCCTCTGCGCCGGAACAAGTTGGCTAATTATGGCTTCGGCTGCTGCTGCTGGGCCGCTTCTAAAGTCTACACCAAAATACTGGTTTGCGCGTGACAAGAAGCCTGCGCTTAACCCAGTGTCGCTTTCATCAAGAAGGTCGCTTAATAACTCAATCCTGCCAAGATTAGCCGACGCATCGCGGCCAGCTGCAGCCATTTCGGCATAATTTCTACCCAGCTCTTTCTGGCCATACTCTTCAAACGTTCCATCGCCGCCAACATTAACGCTTGTCGCTCCAGCCTTACTGATGGCCGTCTTGTAATCAAGAAACGTACCCTTAAAACCGTCTTTAACGGCCTCCGCATATTCCTTCATTCCTGCTGTTCTTGTGTCCTTCGGCGTCTCCAGCGATTTGCTGACCAACGCATTCATAATATCCTTTGCGCCGATTGACCCGCCCTCCACGGCGTCAGCATAATCGTTGTAGCCCATCCTGCGCAGATACTCGACCGTCTTGTTTTTCGTTGCAGTCGCCTGCCGCTGCGCGCCGCGCGCCCTGATCGCCTCGCCAGCACGCATCTGCGGCATGATAAGCGGATCGAGCGCCGCAGCAAATTGCTCCGCTCTGCTTAGACCCGTCGTCGGGCTTGGCGTTCCAAGGTAATCCATGATGCCGCCGAAGCCGCTTCTGCGCTGCTGCGGTGCTGCCGCTGCCTGCGGGCGATCCTGCCGAAGCGCTGACAGTGGAGCGCGTGGCGCTGTTCGTGGTGCCGTTCCGCTGGCCAGCATCTGCATGCGCAGCTCTTCTTCGCGCGCCCTATCGAATGGAGTTGCCATCGTGGTTTGCCCTTCTCCTAAAATCGTCTTCACATAGTTTTGCGTTTCCGCAATATTTGGCACCCTGCCAAGTCTAGCCACGCGCGTTGGCCCAGCGTTATACGCGGCCAGCGCAAGCTCTGGGCTGCCAAAGCGTTTAAGCTGCTGGCTTAGATACTTTGCAGCGCCTTCCAAGTTTTGCATCGGATCTGTCGGGTCTACGCCAAGCTCCTGCGCCGTGGCAGGCATGAGCTGGCCGAGGCCGATCGCGCCCTTCGGGCTTACGGCAGACGGATTAAAGCTGCTCTCCTGCTGTATGAGACGCAAAAACATCGCGGGGTCTATCCCGTATTTGCGTGCCGCGTCTCTGGCTGCTTGGCGGTAGTCCATCTGTTAAAGCAATCCCTTCATAAGGGCCGCGCTTTGAAGGTAGTTGTAAAGGCTTGGCTGTGATGACTCTGTTTCAGTTTCTGGCACAGTCGTTGCCCCGAGCGCCGCCAATGGCGCTTGCAGAGCCGCCTGCGGTGCGCCTGTGTAGCCTGCATATTGGCCGCGCGCCGCGTCGATAAGCGCCTGCTGCAATCCTTGCTGCATGAGGCCCTGCTGCATCTGCTGCTGCTGGATCGCCTGCCCTGTGCCGAATGCCTGCTGGCCAAGTCCGGCGAGCCGCCCTGCTGCACCCAAACGCGTTCCCATTGCAGCCTGCTGAGCCTGCAAGTTTTGCGTTTGCGCAGATGCCGCCTGCTGGGCTGCGAATTGCGCGGCTCGGTTTTGCGCTGCAATGTCTTGGCCCGCCATGCCCATTGCGCCTTGGTATCCCTGCTGACGCAAGCCTGACGCAGTGCGCGCCGCCTGCTCGGCAAAGGCGCGGTTGGTTTCCGCTTCAGCAATCCCGTGGCGTGAACCGCCAAACGCACCGGCACGCGTAGCCTGTGCGCCGCCTAAGTTTTGCTGCATCTGGCGCGAGCGCTCAAGATCAGCCAGCGACTGCTCAACGACCTGCGTCTCATACGGGTTGGTATATGGCTGCAAGTTCGTTCCAGCAATCTGCGCTGGCGTGTAACCGACCGCCTCGATCTGGCGTGGCGTGAAGCCAAGCCCGCTTTGCGCGGTTCCCATCGCCTGCTGCAATGCGCCTGCTGCCGCCTGATTTACGTTGAAGCCTTGCGTCGGGGCCAACGGCGGCGGGGCAGGCGCTGCAACTTGCGGCGCTGTTGGCGTGATGGGGGCCATGCCAAATGTAGGCGTTGCGCCGATTGTTGGCGTTACTACCTGACCGCCGCCTTTTGCACCTTGTCCAGCCATCTGTCTTCTCCTTTATCCGTTCTGCCTATCCCAATCCGCTTGCAGTGAGCGGATCATATCGGTGGCGTCTTTCTTGTCTACATTGATGCCCAAGTTGGCTTTGATCCAATCCCTTGCCTTATCAGACGTTAGGTTTGGTGGCCTTGGGGAAACGCTTAGCGCTTGCGCCTTCTGGACGGCCTGCACAGCATCCGCCTGATCCGGCTGAGCAAATTGGGCAACAAACGCCTCTGGGTCAGCTACCTTTAGCTTTTCCTGCTCAATAGCGGCGGCTTCCATTTGCGCTTGAACTGCGGCGCTTTCGTCTGCTGGCATGGCGGCCATAGCGGCCTCCGTCGCCAACCTGTCAGCGTCACGCTCTTCAAATGTGCGTGGATCGTTAAACAGCGTAGCTAGACCGCTTTCTGCCGCTTCAAAAGCAGGCTCCAAAGCGCCGCCCACGCCCCTCAGTGCAGCGCCAGTAATTCCACCGCTGGTGATAAGGTTGCCAATATCAGACAGAAGTCCGGCTTCAGCTTCCGGCTCTGGAGCAACCCCAGCGACAGGGCCATTCTCGTCATACCAACTGCTGATGTCATATGAACCATCGGGCTGTAAAACAGAACCCATCTGCTCTGCCATGTATTGCTCATTGCGCGCCATTTGATCTTCTATGGGCATAAAATCGTCTAAAATATTTCCAGCTACTGTCGGGATTCCGTAAGTTGCTCCAGACACGTCACCCGTGACAAGAGATCCACCATACGAACCTGTGCTTGATGGGTCTTCAAATGTAGGCTCAGCATTAAATACAAGATTATTGAACACATCTGAAGTACCCATTCCCGCACTGCCAAGAGTGTTCATCGCTATATCTTCCTGCGCAATTCTAGCCGCAGTTCCTTCTGGCGTTGCGCTTTGGACAGCCGCAGCTTGCTCAGGCGTTAAAACGTCTGTTTGCGGGTTGTAGTTTGCACCGCCGACTGTGCTTGCGTACTGCGAAAGCTCAACAGGCGTTAATGTTGTATTTTGCACATACGTGCTTGGCCCAGCACCGGCCTGCGCTTGTGCAATGGCCAACTGGTTCGCACGATCTGCTTCACGCTCGCTCGCCATTGTTCCAAACTGGCCATAATCGACAGCAGGCTGCACGCGCGTTCCGGCTTGGCCTGTCACGGGATCAATGAAAAAGCTCTCAATGTATTGCGCCTGCGCTGGACGCTGCGCGGCAAGCTCGTCAACAGCCTGCTGATACAATGGGGCTGCGCTGTATCCGCGTACACCGCCAGCAAACTCTGTCGGCGCTGGCATGCCGCCCATAATATCTGCCTGAGACATCTGCGGCCCCATTCCAAATGCAGACGCAACGTCAGCGGTCTGCTGAAAGCCTGCCTGCTGGAACGGCGTAAACTCGGCAACATCCGGCCCGTAATATGGCACATAGCCAATCTGGCTAATGCCTTCCGCTTTGGCCAAGTTACGGCGCGCTGCTTCTTCAATGTATTCTGGGATCGTAACTGATGACGATGTTGATCCGCCCTTGCCGCCTGACATTATTCAAACTCCTTCACATATGAAGCATGCAGTGGCACCCAGCCATGCGCCTTCAGTGGTTTCTTCCAGCCAAACCGGCCTGTCATAGTTAATGCAGAGCATCCTTGAGATTTTGCCCATGCTATCACATCTTCATGCATTTCTAAAATCTGACCCAACTCGCCGCCGCCAAGAAACACGTTTAAAACTTTCTTTCTCGGATATACCACTATTTCGGTGACGATGCACCCCCTCGGCGTAGGCCAGAGCTGCATGCTACCTTTGTATATACCCTCGGCCACGTCGATGAAGTCATGCGTGCCGCCGGAATACTCCAAAGCGGCCTCGATCCACGGACGGCATCTTTCAAGCTCTTTATCCATGAAGCCTCGCCACAGATATAGTTGCTGACGGCGTAGCGGGCGCAAATGCAGTTGCGGCCACTGCTTCCAAATAGCCGCTTGTGCTGTTAGTTGCCCACATGACCTCTATGTAATCTCCTGCGGAAAGTTGCAGTATCGCTGACTTTGTAACGACAAG